GCGGTGGTGCCAATCCCAACTCGCTTATTACTTCGCCAAGTCATCACATGATTTTGTGTGGAATAGTCATCACTGGCTAGGGACAGGTTCAATTGAGAACGTGAAGTCCCGGCACCTGTTCCGTGTTTACCCATTTTGAAGATACCTCTAACACCATGCTGCCCACTCACACCACCCTCACGAGTGAGTTGAAGAACATCTTGGAAGTCTGAAGTATTTGTAATTTGAGCTGTGTTTGTGACAACCATTGGAGATCCCAAATGGCTTACACCTCCTCTATTTACAACTTGGTTATTGATAAACACAGTGCCACCAGATGTATGTAAAAGACCTTGGGGTGTTGCGGTACCGACACCAACATTTGAATTTTCAAGAATGGTCATCTTGGGGTTACCCATAGTGTCAGTTGTGCTCGCATAAAAGTTTAGACCTTTACCAGTTCCAACACGATTTTGAATCTTTGTTTGAGTATTTGTCGTATCAGTTGAAACTTTTAGATAATTAGTGTCCTTACCGAAAATAGCTGTATTACTCTCATTGAGTCTAAGATTACCACCCAAAGTCAACATTTCACTTGGTTGAGTATTAGCGATACCAACATAGCCATTTGAAGCCACGCGCATACGCTCAGTATTTTTGGTTTTGAAAACAACTGATTGGAATTGATGGGACGTTAATGCACCCATAATTTCAATAGAAGTTACGTTAGCTCCCACTGTTCCATCTGCATTATTTGGACCACAACGAAGACTCACAGTATTTGAAGTAGAGTCACCACCTGATATATCACCATGAACAATGACGTTCGCGGCGGATGAAATACCAGATTCACCTTCAACCTCAATGAAATCTTGGACTAGGATGGATTGTGTGATGAGACGACCTGTCGCTGTATTACCGAGAACTGTTATAATATTAGCAGCATCTGTATTAATGAATATTTTGTCACTGAAGGATAACATATTCGTTGAAGCTGTGTTTGCTATACCCGATGGTACACCATTCCCACTCCCATCTACACCAGTTGTCTGAAAACCATGAGATTGAATTTTAGATTCAACCACCATAGGTATCGCCGCATCACCATCTAATGTAATTAATTCACCAACATTAAGTCCACTACCACCAATTCGCAAACCTTCGAAAAAACCAAAGCCATTCGTATGTAAGACGTTATCATTGAGGGTTGCTGTATCATCTATATACAGGTTAGAACCCACTGAAAGAGAATGGGCTGGTGAAGTATTTGCGATACCCACATTGTTTTGTGTATATATGTCACCATACACATGAAGATTTACAGTGTTAGCCGAATCAAGAATATCATGGAAGGTTGCGGTTGTGGGGCCACCAAATGTCCGCGAAAGTCGCATTTTATCACCATTGTGAGTATATCCCAAAAATACATTAGATTTTTCATCTGCATCTTTCATAAGTAAAGCCATGTCATAGGTTCCATTATTACCAAATGCCATCTGTATAACGGCATTTGATACGACAAGATTGTTAATACTTGTATAATCGGGAATCTCTGTAATCGCCAAGTTACCGGTGATATCAACATCACCAAATACTCTCAAGAAGCCATCTCTAACGACAACATTACCCTTTTCAAACACAGCTATGTTAGAACCATCACTGGCAGCCTCGTTACCAACTAAAAGGTGTGTACCTATAGCTGCGTTTGTAGAAAAAGTATTACCAGTGATCTTCAAAACATTTGAAGCATTAGCATCAACGAAGAACTTGTCATTTTCAGTCTTAAGTATATTGGTCGCGAGTACATTAGTAGAAATAACGTTACCCTGAATAGCAACCAAATGTTCTAAATTTTCATTAATAATAACACGATCCTCACCAATTTGAAAAGGGTTTACAGGATTGTTGGTACCTATACCAACCTGTGTCGCCGTGAAACGGAAGACATTGGTAAGACCAGTGAACTCCGTACTTTCTACATTCGCAGTAACCTTATTGGTAATAGTTAGATTCGCAACTTGAACCTGATCGGCTGTAATTTCACCAGCATCAATACTGGCGAGACCACTTAGAACGTCGGTCTCTCGTGGTGCAGCGTCTAGACTCGTGACGAAAATCTGATCGAAACGTACTGTTCTGCCCATCTATACATTAGTTACCGAATAAAATTCCAGCAAGTCCATTACGGATTCTTAACACATTATAGTTCACGGCATATACGAAGAGTTCTTGACCATCTGGTCTAAGGTTTCCCTTTTCTACACCATTAAGAGATAGGACTGCGTTATCTATGCGACTAAAGTTTAGGGTTCCTGAGGGGTTATATTCAGAAGCATTTAGACAGAAGTGATACGCGAAATATCTGGTGTTGAAAAGTACCTCGGTGTCTGGAATAAAATCTGAGTGTCCATATGAAGATTTGTAATAATTTTGAACGGTATGAAAGTAGACTGGGGTCATTTTTTCAAGTAAATGTGTACCATTAATTTGTAAATCAGCTTCTAAAAAGGTAAAGCGATCATTGGCAAAATCTTCACTCGAAGCGTTGAATCCCCAAAATAATGATTTCACTGGGTGATTAAAGTTGGAAAGATCAATGCGATTGTGACCACCTACGTCCGTGTTATTGTTTACAACGGTAAGTAATTCAGTCTTAAATCCTTGGACTTGGGTTACTACAAAATCCATTTGCTTTTTTGTGAAAGTTTCTCTTTCATCTTTATCCAAATAGATATAATTGCCATACACCTTTGCCGATTTCTCCGCTACATCTAGACCAGCTAGATTTGTTTCGTCAAAGTCTATCTTTATCTCAACTTGATGATGCTGAAGAGCTATGAGAGGCAAAAACGCTTTGTGATCACAGAAAAAGAAGTGGAGAGGGAGGAAAACGTGACACGAGGTAGATGTCTTGTTGTTTAATTCCTGCCCCTTTGTGTATGTATCAGCCAGATAATTCGTCCATATATCAGAGAAATAATCATAATGTTGAGAATCTATTTTTTGTCCACCGATAAAAAGAGAAATTGTAGAATTGTAGAAAAGATTTGAAGCTATGTTCGCATTTCTAGTGGCCGACTCAAACCAAATACCGTTTATGATATCGCCGAGAACGGGTATCGTAATAGACGTATCTGTGGTAGTGACAGTCTTAATGTATTTGGGCGCTTGAGAAAAATTCGTATGACGTGTAAACTTCGTACGAAAAAAAGAATGTCCTTCGTCACTTATGATATAGGCATCCTGCACTCCCTTAGAAACGAGTTGTATTAATGCACCCGACATTTATTAATTAGTCAGATTATAAAAACAGACACTTTCCCTGAGTAAACTCACTCTTGGGCTCCTCCGACAGCTTGCCACGTATATTGAATCCACCTTGTCTATAGATCTTGAGTCTCTTGTAATACATTGCTGTAAAGATAGACCAAGGATCATGAACATCGTAGATGTGTGGATCATTCTTTTTACCTTTCGTTTCTCTCATAATACGCCCAATACTTTGAGTAATATCAGATTTAGGTGAAGCTAAGATAACTGTGTCTAGTGTGGGAATATCTAAACCTTCATGCGCTTGACTGAACGTTGCGAAAATGATCTTCTTCTTTGAAGATTCTTGAAGTTGCGCCTCTTTCATTCCACCCATGTACAATCCAGATGTTTTGGGAAAACACTGATGAAGGAACTCACAATGAAAACGTCTATCACTCAAAACAAGTAACTGTCTCGTACCTGCTGACGCCTTTTTGACAAGTTCTACGAGCATTGTATTTCTCCTTCTATCTTCAACAAGTTCCGTGATCATGTTTGGCATTGAGATTTTACCGTTTCTCATAGATGGGGGTGGATTCTTATAGTTTGGGGAATCGTATACAACTGGGAAAACCTCAACCTGTTCCTGATTTTTGCGTTCTACTGCGAAGAAAGTGGGACCCATAAACCAATGTAAAACTTTAGTGAGTCCGTCTTTCCTCTCGGGTGTCGCTGAGAGTCCAAAGATATGTTTGGGGCACATTTTGAAGAGTGACTGACTAAAAACCTTGGCACAAATGTGATGTGCCTCATCTACTATGAGGGTTCCTACACTCTCAAAATCTGTAAATGAATATTCTTTTAGGGAAAGTGATTGAAGCATAGCAATGATAAAATCACATTCAACTTCCTTCTTATCTTGTTGTACAATACCTATGGTGGCACCTGGACAAAACTGTTGAATTCTCTCCCTCCACTGATCGGCCAAAAACTGTTTATGTACTACAATCATAGTCCTGTACCCCAATTTACATGCTATGGCCAAGGATACCGTCGTTTTGCCGTACCCACATGGTAAAGAAAGGACGCCGTGGCCAGCTTTAATTGCTGCTCGTAGTGCATCGTTTTGGTGTGTGGTATCTCGAAGT